TATCCCTCTATCATTCTATCCTCATTTACTAATTCTTTCTTTTATTAATGCACCTATTAAAGAAATCTATCCTCTCTCTCCTTCTCTTAATTAGTATATCCCTCTATATAAGACCCCCCCTATTTCTCAAAAAATAAGGCCAAAAGGAAGACCCAGAAACTTTGCAAGGTCAAAAAATCCCCGGACCCCCCTGTGAAAAATACCTTTTTTAGATATAGCTTGTGTAGATATATCTAATGTTAATCAAGTGTTCTGTCTGTAACATAGAAAAAGAAGAAACAGAATTCAACAGAATAAAAGGCAAATGCAATCCTTGCTGTCACATCCTAGAATACGAGAGAGATAAGGGGAGGATGAATGACTCTGAAAATGGAGAAAATTACTATCTAAGGAAAGTAATCCTTCGCCATGCTAAAGAGAGGTCAAAAAGAAAAAAATTAGAATTCAATCTCACTCTCGCGTACTTGATAAGTCTTAAAAATAATATCTGCCCCATTTTGGGTTGCGAAATACTATATAAGTCAGGAGTAGATAATAAAAGATCTGCATCTTTAGATAGGATAGACCCAAATAAGGGTTATGTGACGGGCAATGTTAAGATTGTTTCTTTTGAAGGCAATACGCTAAAAAATAAAAACGATATCCGCTCTTTGCTTAAAACAATAAAATACATGATGAATTCAACTCTCCCAGAAGACAGACCTGAAGAAGTGCGACAGGAATTAGCGGATCTTGCTAAAGACTTTTAGTAGTTCTTCTTCAAAATATTTATCTCCGCTATATTCAATATTTATTTGTTTTGTATTTTGCTCGCTTTTAATTACAATAGTAATATATGGCAAATCATATTTCGCGCAAGTCATTGAAGCGAGGGCTACTAGACAACCATCACAAATCTTCATTTGTTTCCCATCTTCAGCAATCATATTAAAATAAATGAGTTTACGAGCAGTGAAGAATAATAAATAATCCTCTTTACTATATGATAGTTCGCAACCCTCACAACAGATCTTCTTCCTGCTAGTATTAGGGTCAACAACTATTGCTCGAAATTTATTCCTCATTATATATAATACATGTAATTAAAACAGTAAGGCTATCAAAATGTCAAAAAAAGATAACTCCCCACACGTTACTCAAAAAGACAAAGTCAAAGATGATTTTGAAATTCGCAAACTAAAATGGACCCCGAAACAAGAACAAATTATAGAAGCAGCCCTAGATAAGACTACTAATATAGTTATCCTAGATGGCCTTCCCGGTACAGCAAAGACACTACTAAGTGTTTATTGTTCTCTAGAATTACTAAAAGCAAAAAAGATTTCTGATATTGTATATATCCGATCCCTAATTCAAAGCACAGATGGCCAAACTGGCTTCTTGACTGGCGATCTAGATGAAAAGACTTTCTTTTATAACGTGCCTCTGTTCGATAAATTACAAGAATTACTAAATAAGTCTGGCATCGAATTACTAAGTAAGCAAGAGAGGATTAAAACTTATCCTGTTTCTCTCCTTCGTGGATATACCTTTAACGTTAATTCTGTTATCTTAGATGAGGGTCAGAACATGATGTTTGACTCTCTTGTAACGGCGGCAACCCGAATGGGTAAATTTAGTAAGTTATTTGTCTGTGGTGATACTATCATGCAAAATGACCTAGGCAAGAAGTCTGGGTTCAAAGAGTTCTGCGATATCTTCCAAGACCAAGAGAGCCGAGATAATGGCATTCAATACTTTAAGCTTGGGCCAGAAGACATCATGAGAAGTGGTATTGTCCGCTTTATTGTTGAAAAAATCACTAAACATAAATCAATCATCCATTAAACTTTTGCTTCATCCTTTGGTGGATGAGTCTTGACAAAGTATTAGCGCATTTAGTCACTTTTGTTTCTGATTCTTGCCAAAAAAATGCGTGTAATACTTCATGTATTAGTATATTGATTGTTTTCTGTTTACTTAATGTAGGATCAATTTTAATATTTGCATGCTCCGTCTCTGGAGAATCGCATATGCCATAGAGCCCCGTAGGCGGCTTGACCCAATCGATGCTGTATTCAATCTTTTCATGATTTTTAAACGAATATTTCATCTTATTTGTAATTACACTTGCTTTTTCACTGTTATTATACTATAATGAATTAATGAATTATGCAAAAAATTTACTGCTCTCACTGCGGAAATCCTAATCTATATACTCAAGCAAAGCCGAAGTTTTGCTCTTCATGCGGCACACCATTCTACGGTACTGTCGTAGAAAAGCCCCAAGATAAGAGAGTGATAGAAAATAAAGTTCGCGCACAACAAGAGAATAATTCTGATGATGATGATGATGAGGGAGATGGCTCTAGCGGAATTCCTGAATTAATAGGCGGGCTAGATGTTGATATTGAATTTGATGTACCGAGAAGAGAATCTCTTTCTAAGATTGCTGGCACTGTACCAGATCAACTACTCCAAGGGCAAGAGAGATTTGCAGAAAAAGTCTCTGCCAGAGAGATGATGAAGATATTCAAACAAGAAGCTGGCACATTAAGGCAAAAATAAAATGATTCAAAAAGTCCCAAAAGAAACCTTTGAAAAGAACATCGCTATCGTAGACGAAGAAATTCGAAAACGCAAGAACAAATGGACCCTTGCTGCGCTGTCTTGGATTGATTTCGAGGACGTTGAGCAAATACTAAGGATTCATATTTACAAAAAATGGAGTTTATATGATCAAGAAAAACCTCTTGCCCCTTGGTTAAATATCATCATATCTAATCAAATAAAAAACATTATAAGAAACAACTATGGTAATTATGCTAGACCTTGTCTGAAGTGTGCGGCGGCAGAGTGGGATGATTCTTGTTCAATATATGGAGAACAGTGCAAGAAGTGCCCACTGTATTCCCATTGGGAGAGCAATAAAAAAGATGCTTTTAATACAAAAATAACTCTTCCTCTTGAGAATCATATCAAAGAAGTCCATGATATGACTAACGAAGGTTTTGACCTTCTAAGGAGTACTGAAAGTTTATCTTCAGCGTTAAAGAAAGTCTTAAAGCCAGCAGAGTGGACGGTATATGAGATGCTTTGCTTAAAGAACCAAAGAGAAGAAGAGGTGGCAAGATTATTAGGGTTCAAGACTACTGAAAAGAATCGTTCCCCCGGATATAAACAGATAAAAAACTTAAAACGTTCCATTCTTATAAAAGCCAAGAAGTGCATTGTGAATGGAGAAGTGGAAATTTATGGCTGAAAATGAAAATCAACCTCAAGAACTTAATGATCAGCAGAGGCTGGCAATTTTAAATGAGTGGAACAACCGCCCTTCTAATCCTCCTTCTCTGATTGAACTTGTTAGGGTTGCTTTTCCTGACGCTGAAGGCGCAGACGGTAGAAGTTGGCACGGCAAGAAGGTTAAAGAGTTTTTATCAACAAGACAAATTAAAGCAAGGGCTTCATACGAATACTTAGCAAAAGATAAGATTGAATTGTCTCCAGAACAAAAAGAGTTTGCTGCTAATAATGCAGGATCGATGGGCGCACTTGAGATTACTAAAAATGTGTTTAATAATCAAAATCTTACTAGCCTCAGTCAAGAGACCCGTACAGTAATAGACTTTATTAAGACCCTTGATCAAAAAGTAATTCAAGCAGGTCCAGTCTCTCAAAGAGAGACAGAGAGCCTTGCAGATTCTCAATACATGCCGCCAAAGACTTTTGAGCGCATGCTTTTTCGTGTCAATAGGTACGTCCATGAAGGTATTGATAAAGACAAAGTCACTTCGCGCCAGAAGGCGGCTATTAATGCCATCATTGGATATATGCATACTTATCGGTTCTTGCATCAAATAAATAGTTACTCTTCTAATATTGATCGTGAGTTATTAGAGAGTTCTTTTGTTCGCTATACTTATGACAAGCCAGACCTCACTCAAGAAGAGGTAGACCAATATATTGTCCTAGCTACTGAAGTGGTAATCTCTGCTAATATCCAAGAGACAATCCAAACCCTTCAAGATCAGATTGATATGGAAGTTGATGGGGGTGGCAAAATTCCTATGGCTCTTATTGAGGCCATCAGCGGTGCAAGAAACGAATATAATCAATCAACTATCCGTCAGCAAAAACTTCTTAATGATCTTAAAGTAAAAAGAAGTGATCGTCTTAGTAAACAAATAAAAGAGAACGCCAGTATCCTTAATTTAGTCCAGATGTGGAAAGAAGAAGACTCTCGCACAAGGTTATTGAACCTTGCTGAAAGGAGAAAGGCGATGGTCAAAAACGAAATAGACCGCCTGTCTACAATGGATGAAATCAAGTGTCGTATCTTAGGAATTTCAGAAGATGAGGTATTAAATGGCTGAAACATGTAAAATATGTCAGAAAGTTTATGAAGTAGATGCAGATTTCAATCGCCATCTAAAGGCTCATAAGCTTAGAGTAATAGAATACTATCAACAACAGCATCCTCGCTATGATGCTTTTGATAATTCAATAATCATCTACAAAAATAAAGAACAGTATTTCAATACTGACTTTAATAATAAAAACAATCTTAAGAACTGGCTCAAGGCCCAGCCTCTAGAGAAGCAAAAAGAATATTGCAAAGACTTTCTTATCAAGAGGAAAGAAAAGAAAAGCTTACAGTATACGCCCTCTCAAGTTGAGCTTCGTAGTGTATTGAGCCCAAGTGTTATTTACTTGCAAGAAATTTTTGGTAGCTATCACAAGCTTGCTGAAGACATTGGTTTTAAAAATAAATATGTCTACCCAAAAGGCTTAGACAACTTAACTCAATTACAAACCAAAGACTCAATCATTTACATTGATACCCGAGAACAGAAGCCATTCATCTTCAATATGGCATCTGAAGTTCGCACCCTTAAGTTCGGAGACTATGGATTTAGTCATCCAAGCTACGATGGCAAACTTTATTTTGAGAGGAAGTCTATTTCTGATTTCATTGGGACACTAAGCGCAGGTTACGAAAGATTTTGTCGAGAGATTGAGAAGGCAAGCGAAGCGAAAGCTAACATGGTCATCATTGTAGAAGAAAGCTTAAGTAATACTCTGTCGTTCAACCATCTGCCTCATGTATACAAGAAAGCTACAAAGGTAAACCCTGAATTTATATTCCATAACGTCAGAGAGCTAATACAAAAATATCCTCATGTGCAATTCTTGTTTGCAAAGGGGCGCAAAGAGTCTGTTAGAATTATAGAAAAGATGTTCTCTACTGATGAGAACTTTTTTAAATACGATCTGCAACTTTGTTATGATCTAAAAATGCTATAATATGTGGTATACCCCAGAAAAATATAATAGAATAATTCCAAATCTAAACGATGAATATTCTAGACTAAAAGATACTCTTGAAGACAAAGAAGCTAAGATAACTTTAGCCAAGTTCTTGCGTTCTAATATCGGCATAACTACAGAGCTAATTTCTGGCATAAAATTATGGCCTTATCAAGAGATTATAATCAAGGCGATGTTGAATCGAAATTTTAACCTGAACGTATGGGGCCGTGGTGCTTCCAAATCTTTTTCTGCTGCGGTATTTTGTTTTTTGCAATGCATATTTGAACCCAAAAGTAAGATTTTAATTGCTGGTCCGACATTTAGAACAGCAAGAAGCATTTTTAATTCAATAGAAAAGATTACTGAGTCTAAAGGCGCAGATCTTTTGATGCAAGCGTTCGGCGCAAAGTCGAAACGCAATGATGAATACGATTGGTCAATAAATGAAGGCTCAATAAAAGCTATCCCTCTAAACGGCGAAAAGATTCGTGGTTTCCGTGCTAACGTACTTGTGCTAGACGAGTTCATGCTCCTCCCAGAAGACATCATTAAGAACGTGTTGATGCCATTCTTGATTGTACCGCAAGATATTAAAGAACGTATTAGCATTCGCGAACAAGAAGATGATTTAATTAGCCAAGGAGCAATGACAGAAGCTGACCGCATGGAGTTTAAGAATACTTCTAAAATGATTGCTCTCTCTTCAGCCTCTTATACTTTTGAGAACCTCTATAAGACTTACAAAGAGTGGTGTGATAATATCTATTCAAAGGAACCAACAAGTGCTACTTATTTTGTCTCTCAATTAAGTTATGAAGCCCTTCCTCCAGAGATGATAGACTCTTCAATTACAGAAGAAGCGCAAAATGGTGGAGCTTCTCACGCTTCTTTCTTAAGAGAGTATTGCGCTCAATTCACTGATGGTAGCGATTCTTATTTTAGCATGAAGAAAATGGAAGAGTGTACCCTTAAATTCGAAGAACGCCCCCATTCTCAAATTAAAGGAGATAGTGGTAAGCAATATATTCTAGCAATGGACCCTAACATGAGCGACAGTCCAAATGCTGACTATTTTGCAATGGGTATTTTAGAAATAGACCGAGAAAATAAGAACGATACTCTGGTACATTGTTATGCTGGACTTGGGAGCTTAAATACTCATATCAAATACTTTCATTACTTAATGACGAGCTTTAATATCGTTTATATAATCTGCGATAATGCTGGCGCTGATATCTTCTTCAACACTTATAATGAATCTCAATATGTGAATTCAGAATCTGAGAAGATTAAATTTATTGATTTCGATTCTGATCTTGAGGGTATTGAATATTCAAGGATGGTCCAAAAAGCTAAGAGCAAATACAACCTTGAGAACAAGCAGATAGCAGTCACGCAGGTGTTCACCACTACATTCATCAGAAGAGGCAACGAAAATCTACAAGCAGCGATTGATTATAAGAAAATTTGGTTCGCTTCAAAGACTATAGCTAATGAAACGTTCTTCAATGAAGAGATTAATAAGAGAATTCCAGAAGAGATTATATTCGTAGAAGAGAACAAGGACTGGAACAAACTAGACTTAATAGAACACCAAGACCTATTAGTTTACAACACCAAGAAACAATGCTCATTAGTTGAGTTTACTACTAGTAGTCGTGGGTCTGTTAATTTTGACTTGCCTCAACACCTAAAGCGTTCCAATTCTCCCAATAGAGCAAGGAAAGATAATTACACTGCTTTAATGTTAGCGAAATGGGGTTCCAAATGTTATAATGACATTATGACTACTGAAAATAAAATAGTAGCTGCGGGATTTACACCAATTTTAATTTAAAATGTGTAA